TACTTATGTAAACAATTTAAGACTCAAAGAAATTACCACGGGTGACGAAGACGGCACTTGGGGTACGAGTACAAACACTAACCTTGAGCTGATCGGTGAAGCTCTTGGTTACAACACGCAAGACGGATTTGCTACTGACGCTGATGCGACCACTACGGTAGCAGACGGTGCGACTGATCCGGCCCGTGCGCTGTATTTCAAGGTTACATCTAGTGCGACCCTCACGGCGACTAGAACACTGACCATTGGGCCAAACACCGTTTCTCGTGTTATGTGGATTGAGAACGCCACTACAGGCAGTCAGTCCATTGACATCTCACAAGGCTCCGGCGCTAACGTCACCATTGCTACGGGTAAGACTAAAGTAGTCTACCTCGACGGCGCAGGTGCAACGGCGGCTGTAGTCGATGCCTTGGCTTTGATCGAAGGCATCACTGATGGCGATGTTTCTGGCCCCGGTAGTTCTACAGATAACAACATAGCGACATTTGACGGAGCCACTGGAAAGATTATCCAAGATGGCGGTCAGGGACTACCTAGCGGCACTATTGTTGGAACGTCAGATACACAAACACTTACCAACAAAACGCTTACCAGCCCCAAAGTAGGAACTGCGATTGCCGATACAAATGGTGCGGAGCTGCTTAAAGTTACAGCGACAGGCTCTGCTGTAAACGAAGTGACTCTGGCTAACGCAGCTACTGGGAACAACCCAGCATTATCGGCTACAGGTGACGATACCAATGTCGGCATAGACATCACGCCCAAAGGAACGGGTGAGATGGACGTTACCGCTAGTTTTATGACGGGTATTTTCTCCGACAAAGTGTCTGCTATAGGCAACACCGGAACTGCTCAGACAATTACCTCCACCAACGGTCAGGTGTTTACCGCTACGTTGACAGGAAACTGTACGTTTACTTTAGCGGGTGCAAACAGCAACTCTAACAGAGCTACATCGTTTACGTTGATTCTTACTAACGACGCGACTCCAAGCCGAACTGTGGCTTTTGCGGGAGGCACGGTAGAGTTTCCAAATGGGTCTGTGAGCCGCACAACAGATGCAAACGCTACAGATATTTGGTTTTTCTTTTCGCCAGACGGCGGTACAACGTGGTATGCCAGCATACCTATGAAAAATTTATCTTAATTTAATTGCCTAGATAGGAGATACCGTTATGGCACTTACAACAGAACAGCAAGCTCAAGTAGACCTTGAAAATGCTCTACAGCAGGGTCGAGTTACTGAACAACTTCGTATAGATGGAATGCGGACTAAACTAGATGCGGTCAGAATGGCAAAAGATACTCTTGTCCATAATCGCTTAGACCAGCCTTCTGGTAGTCGAGAAATTACAGCTACTGACATAACAACTTTTGCGGATACGCTCGTTACTTATATCAATAGCTAATGCAGTCCTTTGCATATTTCCCCACTCTGGTTTACAGGGATGAAAAACCAGAGTGGCTATATAAATTTAAGAAATATCTAAACGAATATTCTGGCCCACTCTTAGAACAAAGCTCTTTTGTTCAGACGCATGATATATCGGGTGCCCCTGAGTTAGCTCCGTTTGTCGAGTATTTAGCCTGTAAAGCAGGCGAAATATTAAGGCAGGAGGGTTACGCTGTGGATAGGTATAAACCTACGATATGTGTCTGGGGACAAGACGTTTATAAGGGAGCGGGCACAAATATACATACTCACAAGAACTCTCAACTATCTGGTTGGATGTTTTTAGATGTGCATAGAGGGGGTTCTTTCCCTATTTATTATGATCCCCGAGTTAGAAAGCCATTACTGGAATTAGAGTATGAGGCGACTTCCGACATAAATGTTGCTACTCCGTCTATCCACTTTAGCAATATAAATCCGGGCACTGTATTGATAGCTAGTTCGTGGTTAGAGCATGAATTAACCAGAAACAGTAACGATTTACCTACTACTTGTTTACACTTTACCGTTTCTTATCAGGGGGCTTAGTGCAATATAGATTAACGCCATACGCATTCTCAACACCACCCTGTGCTTGGTGGGACGGAGCGTTTACAGATGATGAGTTAAACCAACTAGAAAACGAGGCGTTATCAGCTCAAATAAGAGCTATAACAGGCAATGCTCAATCGGAAGACCTAGATGAAATAAGAAGGTCACATGTAAAGTGGTTTGATTGCGATTCAAAAAACCAATGGGTTTATGAAAAACTTGCACATGTTGTGTCTTCTTTAAACTCGCAATATTTTTACTATGATTTGTCAGGTTTTGCAGAACCCTTTCAGCTTACAAAATACGAAATGTCTCAACAGGGCATGTATACGTGGCATACGGACAGTGGAGCAGGAGGCAAACCTTGTAGGAAATTGTCTTTGGTGCTACAGCTAACAGACCCTTCTAAGTATGAAGGCGGTAATTTGCAACTTTGTGTTGGCAAAGACCCCATAACCATTGAAAAAAGACGTGGGTTAATTACCGTATTTCCTTCTTTTGTTTTGCATCAAGTTACTCCTGTTGTTAGTGGAGTTAGAACAAGTTTAGTCAGTTGGATATCAGGGCCACCATTTCGATGAAAATTGAATACAAAGAGTTTATAGGTATATATGAGGACGTTTTCCCAGAAGGCTTTTGTGAGTACGTCATAGAAGAATTTGAACGGGTCAGGGGCATGGGTGCTGGTTGGACTAGGCAACAGGCAGAGGCTGATGTAGTAACTCGACTCCATAAGGACGATTTTGCTATAAATTTAATTTACCACTCATTAAATAAATTTAATGATGAGGACATGGCACATGTTTTTTTCCGTGGGTTACAAACGTGTTACGACGATTACTCAAATACGTTTTCGCATTTAAAAGCGGTAAAGGTAAAAGCCAATTACATGAAAACTCAAAAAACTGGAACCGCCCAAGGCTATCATATATGGCATGCAGAAAGAGCGGGAGGTGCGGACAATGCTAGAGTTTTGGTGTACACGTTATACCTAAATGACTTAGGCCCAGAGGATGGTGGTGAAACTGAATTTTTGTACCAACGGCTAAGAGTAAAACCAAAAAAGAATACTATGGTAATTTGGCCCGCTGACTTCACTCATGTGCATAGGGGTAATGCAGTGCTAGGAGATATACCGAAGTACATCTCTACTGGATGGTTTATGTATGAGTAGTTTTTCTACTAAAGGCTACCAAATAGTAAAAAATTTTATCCCTGAAGAAGAGATAATTAAAATATCTAAATATTTTGAAAATTGTGTAAATCAAAATTTATGTATAGACCGAAGCACTGACGATAGCCCTGAAAGTAAAATTTCTCAGAGCCAATATTACAGGTATGCTGACCCGCTTACTGAAGTAGTGCTAGAGGATAAATGTGAGGAAATAGAAAGAATCACTAAAACGAAGTTATATCCAACTTACTCGTATATGCGGGTATACATGGGTGCGGACGATCTATCCGCTCATACGGATCGTCCAGAGTGTGAATATTCAGTTACAGTCCATGTGGCTAAAATTGGTGAAGATTGGCCTATTGGCATAAAAGACATAGATGGCGAAGACCACGAGTTTGTGCTAGAGGCAGGCGATGCTTTAATATATAGGGGATGTGACCTGCTTCATTGGCGGCGGTCTATGAGCGAAACCAAAACTAATTTGAATGTTCAGTTTATGCTACATTATGTAGATAAAACAGGTCCTTACAGAATTTTGAAGTGGGATAAACGTCCCAGATTAGGATTGTGTGATAACACAAAGATGAGGTAATTATGCCTATTGGATCAGGAAAAGCAGGAATACTGGGGGCGGGTCTTGTCCCCGGCGGCAGTGAGACCTTTAATGCGTCTGGGACTTTTTGCGTTCCGACAGGTGTAACCACTGTAAATGTCACGGGTTCAGGTGGTGCTGGTAATGCAGGGAACCCCGGCCAACCGGGAGGTGACGGAGGTGGAGGTTCAGGTGCAGGGCCTAAAAACCCGCAAAACCAAGGTGGGGGCCTTCCTGTGGTGAACTGCCCTACCTATGGTTCAGGGCCTCCCGGATTCATAGGGCCGAACCTAAGAAACCCCGGCGGTGGGGCACCCGGATATCCCGCGCAATGCGGAGGCAGTGCAGGGAACCCCGGAACTACAGGCTGTTCTTCGACTGTTTTTTGTATAACTTTTCCCGGTGGTAGTGGGGGTAACGGTGGTTTAGCGGGCAGTGACGGAAATCCCGGCGGTTCGGTTTACAGTTGCTCCACGAATTTAAGTAGTCCGGCCTATAATGCTAGTAACCCGTCAGGGCAAAGTAATACGGGAGGAAATCCCGGCGGCGGTAGGGGCGGTACTGGTTTTGCTGTGCAATGTGATTCATACGGCGTCGGAGGCGGCGGTGGAGGTGGAGCCGGAGCAACAAACTCTGGGCAAGATGCAACAGATCGCGGAGCGCGTAGCGGGGGAAATCCCGGCGGTGGATCCGGCGGTAATGGTGCTTCAAATGCCCCTGTTGTGGGTGTAGCGAATGCCCAAGCTGGCTCAGGGGGTAGTGCATTAAGAGCTGGCGGTGGAGGCGGTGGAGGCGGAGTGGTTCGCTATCAATCTTTTAACACCGTAGGTATTTTTGCCTCTGGAGGAGGCGGAGGTGGTCGAGGAAATGCGGGCAGCCCCGGTCAGGCAGGCAATCCCGGTTCTGCGGCTAATCCAAGCACTACGAATTGTGTAGCTGTGTGTTCGGGAAGCCCATATCCCGTTACGGTGGCCTCCGGTGGTCAAGTAACCATTAGTTGGAATCCGCAATAATGCCTGCAAAAAAGAAAACAGCTAGAAAACCAAGAAAAACCGCCGCTGAAAAATTGCGGGAAGAGTTGCACTTACAGGCCATAAAAGCGGATATAAACGGCAGAGCTAGAGGCTTAACCATAGGAACAGCCTTTGGTGGCACTACGGAAATATCTATGCGGGGCCAAGCAGGACAAAACCTTTTTTGTTTAATGCAGCCTGTAGAGGTTGTAGAGCTGATACATCAACTTGCAGCAAATGTTGGGTGCCATATACACATATTGCCCAGAAAAGACTTTGCAAGCTGGAGAGATTGGCAGTTAACAGAGGAAGAGCTTAAACACTACAGAGGAGAGCAATCGCTCCCCGGTGTAGGGCATCCTCCGCATGTAAACGATATGGCTCCTCACAACAATGTTGGGGGTAACCTACCTGCGCCGGAAGAACAAGCTGGCGTTCCTTTACAATTGAAACAGAAGGAGACAGAACATGTTGTGGCAATTGACAAAGCTGTCAACAAACGAAGCTCTAAGCGAAGCCGGAAATCTTCCTGAGAACTGGGGGCCTATTTTTGGTCTTAGCGGAATCACCGACCAACTGGGCGATCTCTCTTGGTTGGGAGAATCTTACGCTGATATGGGGTGGATACAGGTAGAAGGAGAAGCTCCCGCTAGCCCTACACCTTCAACTCCTGCCGAGTTAGTGTGGGAAAAAGCTAAGGAACTGCTTCGCCAATCTGATTGGACTATGCTTTCCGACGTACCAATGACGGTAGGTGATAAGCAGGCTTGGATTGAGTACAGAGCTGCGTTGCGTAACATCCGCTCACAAGCAGGGTTCCCAGACGTTACTTGGCCTGTAAAGCCCGAATAGTGCATGGATAAAAGTTTAGCCTTTGGGCTACCGCTATTTAAAACAAAGGCTAATAACCACGCAGATGCTAAAGAAAAAATACTGCACTGCGTGGAATCTGGCACCCAATACAGCATAAGAAGTAAAGAAATTTATCTTACAAGCTGTGATTGGCACGTTATAGATGTGCCTAAACCGTATTGGGAATTTTGCCAAGCGGATATATGTGATCACGTTGGTCAAGTAGCTAATGACCTAGACTTTGCCGAATGGCGCATAAGTGAGTATTGGTATCAATACTATATGCCCGGCGATTATCACGATTGGCACGTTCACGGTAACTCTATGTTTGTCGGAGTTTACTACGTCAAACTAAACAGTCGTCACCCTAAGATAATCTTTAAATGGCAAGGGCAAGAATACCTTGTGCCTGTGGAAGAAGGGGACATTATTACGTTTCCTTCTTTTCTTCATCACAAAGCCCCTAAAAATGAAACGGATGAGAGCAAGCTAATCTTGTCGTTTAACGTGCATTTTAATGGTGTGGGGTATTCGTGAAATATCGTATTAGGTTTAATAAGTCTAGGGGACAACCCGGAAGAGGCACACCAGAACATGTGTGGCGTGTTTTTCAGGG